TTCGCATAATTTCCGTGACGTTATGGTAGCTCTGCCGTCCGAACGACGAATTTAGCGCCGGGATAATAGCGAAGCCCCGGCGCTGAATTTAGCCATAACGTTCATTATGCGAGGCGCTTTGACCTCGCCCGGGCCGACGGGGATTAGGCGCTTCACAGATGCTCACCAGTTTTTGACGAGGAAGCTTAGGGCTTTCGAGTACACTCCTTATGCCAATTTCGGCATAAGGAGTTTTCTAATGGAATTGATAAATAAAAACCGTTTCAATGAAACTGTTACTCATATTTTTGAAGCGTTATCGATTGCATTTCCTCTGCCAATTGATATTGATGCTGAAACGCTAGGTCTTGCGTCAGGTCCTGCTTATAAAGTTGTTAACTACTCTCAGGTTCCCACTGACGAGATGGATGCATATTTGTTTGTCATCGCGTGCGTAGAATGGCTTGAGTCTTCTGATTATTTGAGAAGCACTAAAATCTATCCTACCAGCGCGGAGAATGTTGTGCTGACCGAGAAAGGTATTGATCTTTTAGGGGCAAAACCGATGTCCCTTCTTCGTGGTAACTACGTCGGATGATCCTGCTGACCTCGACCTGCCCGAAGGGCATTAGGCGCCTCGCAAATCCTCGCTAATGCGTTGCACCTGGTACGCCGATACCCGGCAAAGCCGGCCGGTCTATCGCCCAAAGAAAAACCCCAGCGCCCGTAAGAGCCCTGGGGTTTTTTATCGCGTTCAAGTCGCCTTTAGTCGCCGTGGTGTCCCTTCGCGCCCTGATTACTCCAAGGCATTGACCCGGATTTGTGCGAAGCCTGCGCGGTCCCGTGACGTGTAACGCTATCGCCGGGTAGGTCCCGGCAGGTCCGATTTCCTAGCGCGTCGCTTTTGGGAAACCTTGTGGTTTTGCTTGGGCGACAACAGAAAAACAACAGCAAGGCAACCGAAAAGCAACAACAGGCAACAGCAAGACAACAGATAAAGAACAGATTCAGCTATTTATTGGTTTCAAAACAAGCCAAGTCCTGCTCCAGAATTGGATACAGAAACAGCCTTTGTAACGGCAGCAAGCAGCTTCCTTTCCGGCTCCCTGATTGCTTCCCCTTTAAATTCTTTGCTCGTTACGTAAAATTTCTCTTTGTTTGCTTCAACGGCGAGTGCCCAAATCCATTCTGTTTGAGGCTTATCTTCGCCGCCCGACAAAGCTTTGGGGATTACTTGGGTGATTGAATCAAGTCTTATCCAGCGCTTCTGAGACGCGGTTTTGGAAGGCCTAAATCCCTCATCCAGAGGTGTCGCTTGCACCCAAAATGGAACCTTTTCATCGTCTGAAAATGTTATGCCGTCTCCAGGGTTCAACTCTTTCAAAAGCGCAGAAAAGATTGATTCCTTCGTACTTTTCGACAGGTCTTTGAACTCGGCTGGCATCATTTCGTCCATGCCGCTCACGCCGGTTATTAGCAGGTAGTCGTAGATCGTTTTGTCGCTGGTTTCGCCAGTGCCGGGCCTGTTCAGCTGGCTTCTGATCGCCTCTTTAACTGAGTCCCCAATTTTTCCAAACTCACTTTTTAGCGAGTCCTTAACTGATTGAGCAATTCTGTCGGACATGGTTTCCATGGTCATACCTGCATCCCCTTTCTGATTTCTACGCCGAGAATTTTTGCGCTCTCGGGATTCCGCAAATTTCGATTAGACCGCTTTTTCGGCCGACGGAGGTGGGGGTGCTGTTACACCCCCACTTTGGTATGGTTTTCCATACTTTTCAGCCTTCATATGACCTGCTTTTGCTATCTGAGGGCTTCTTGCTCATACCCGAAAAGCACACCTTTTAAGGCGATTTTGGCCTGATTTCTGAACTCCGGCGGCAGTGCTTCAAACCGCCTCAAAATGGGCAGCATGTCTTGGGAAACCGTCATTTCTGATGGGTCCAGAAGTAGCTCATCTGTGGTTGTTCCTAGTACGCGCGCTAAGGCCACCACCTTGTCTGCAGAAGGCATTCCGCGACCAGCCTCGTAGGAGGTGTAGCTTGATTTACTAATCCCAGCAGCCTCCCATACGGCTTGCTGGGTCAGCCCTTTGGCCTCCCGATACCGTTTCAGATTTGTTCCGATGGTCATGGCTATGTTGCCTTCGTGGTTGCTCATATCTTCCATCGTATTTGCTGTCCATCCATACAGTGCCTATATATCGGTATATTTCTGCTTGCATTTGAATATCTGATCGTCTCATAATTCTGCCACTTCTGTACCTGGATACGGATATTGACAGGATTTCTCATGTTCATCGATTGGCTGACGATTTCGCAGGAGCACGATCACGATCTACCGATCGTGTGCGACGTCTTTACCCTGACGATAGACGCGAACACAAATGAGGTGCTGAGCACTCGTCAGCCACGATTCAAGCATGAGGGCAGTTTCTCCACGTCGGTCACTATTCATATTCAGGGCCGAAAAATCCGAGTTGAGGGAAATCCTAGTCGGGTAGGGCGGCTGGATAACTTGTTTGGACACGCGACCATCGAACAATGTGTTTCGGTCTACAACGGGTTGCTGCGTGAGTACGGTCTTCCTGGCTTTAGCCGTTGTACCCGACTTGATATTCGCCAGGGTGTTTCAGGTGCCAAATCAGGTGACCGAGTTGCTGATGGTGCAAAGATTGAACGCATCGATCTGACCACCAACTTTGCATTGGGGGAGCGCAACGTACTTGCTTATTTGCGTGGCGTTTCTAGCCAACGAATTGGCCATTCCATTGGCCACCTGTTTTCGAATGGTCGTACTGTTGATTGGACTCCTAAGGGCAATGGAAAAGGCGGTCGACTCCAATACCGTAAAGCCTATGACAAAACTTTTGAGATGGAGCTAAACAGCCTTCCCAAGATCAAGCGTGCCTTTGGTGAATCCTCAGAAGAGTACAAATATGTTAAGCGGGTTAGAGATTACTGCGCACAAGAAGGCGTAGTCCGCTTAGAACAAGAGCTAAAAAGCGAATTCTTACAGCGTGAAGCCCTTTGCTATTGGGGCTTGTTTGATGAAAGGCGTTTGGCCGACCTCCACAGTGAGTTTCTTAAAATAGATGAAAAGTTAAAGGTGACAGCCATGGATATTGTGAGCATTGCTGAGCAATTGGTTGCTGAGGGTCATTGCAGTAGTCTTCGTTCTGCCCGCACCACGGCTAGCTACGCACTTGAATGGATGTCTGGCACATCCAATATCGACTTTAAAAAGTCCCAGGTTAAAACCCACGCTGCATTGCTTAATCGTATTGGCATAAATATCCGAAACGCGTGTGACACAAGCCGTTTTGCTCCGGTGTTCGTCCGCCAGTGTCGCGAAGTGACAAAAAGCACTTTGGCCGTACCAACTTGGTATCAGCGCCCTAATCATCTCCAGCAGGTTGCAGCGTGAGAACGGTTAGCTTTCAAGGCACTCAACTCACTATTGGGCAAAAACGGCGCATGAACGAACAGCGGCAAGCGCGTAGTGCATTCATCAACCCAGTTCTTGCTCAGCAGGTCGAACACACGTTTAAAGCCGTAGATGCCTTAAAAGAGCTTTGGTTCTTTGATTATGAAGAAAAAGGGACACTTTGTATTGTCGACTGGGTGAATTTCTGATGGATCGAGTTGCTTATCAAAATCTACGCTTTGCAGTAGAGATGGAGTTTTTAAATGCTTTCAACGATCCTCAATATGATGAACGCGCTGGGGTTAATAGTCTTATGCGTTTGTTTCTATCTGCATTGGCTGAGCAAGAAGTATCTCGCCAGCGTTCGGCACGAAAATTTAAAACATTCAGGCGCAACCCTGAATCTATAGCGCCCAGTTGGGCATATCGTAAGCCGGGCACCGCTCCAGGCTTTCCAACACTGAGATAAGGGCATTACATGTCTAACGTTATCGTAGTTGAAGTAACCGGCAATCACCGTAGTGGCACTGCTGCCAAATCAGGTAAGCCATATTGCATGTTTGAGGCATATGCTCACTTGCCAAATATTCCATATCCACAGAAATGTACTTTTTACGCTGAGACGCCTCAGCAAGTACCTCAGCCTGGAAAATACGAATGTGATGTCATTGCACAGGTTCGTGATGACCGTCTTATTTTTGAAGTTGACCCTCGCCAAGGTCGTCGTATTAGTTCTGGTGCTGCATCGACTGCAGCACCTCAGAAGTCTGCGTAATGTCCGGTTTATTGCATTGCCCTGGTGATTTAGTTATTCAGGGCGGTGCTCCTTCGTGCTCGGTTGATTGGGTTTCTGTTCCGTACATTCCCCCATTTGACCTTTCACAACTTGACCCAACTGTATTGGGCCAAGCATTCGGCGCCGGTTTCACCCTGGTTGGCAGCTTTATGGTTATGTCGATGGGGATTCGGGCGTTCTTAAATTTCATCAAACAAGCTTGAGGATTTATCCATGTTTAAAAAGACCCTTGTTGTTGCTGTTTCTGCTGCTCTGTCCGCTCCTGCTGTTTTCGCAGCTGAGGGCACTGGTGGTTGGGATTATACCGGCCTGACTTCCTCCATTGATTTCAGCACTATCTCCGTTGGTGTTCTGGCTGTTGCTGGGATCCTTGCCGGGGTTTATGCCGGTATCAAGGGTGCAAAAATCGTACTTGGTTTCCTTCGGGGCTAAGTTGCCGGTTTTGGTTCACCTGGGCGTCTTCGGGCGCCCTTTTTTTATCAAATTATTAGGATTCTATTATGCGTCGCTATTATAGATTTTCCCGTTTTGGTAGGAGCCGTTTTGCCCATCTTCGCATTAAGGAAATTCTTTATTATGCTTCTCTGATTTCGTTTTCAATTGGAGCTCTTTTTGGGGTTGCTTTATTGGCCGCCTTTGATTCTTTTATTTCTTATTTGCTTAGGGCCTATTCCTGATGGATCAGCTCTATTACTTCGCGATGTTTTGTATCGGAACAGGTTGCGCTTTCGCAGTCTTTACGGGGTGGTGAAATGAGGTATTTTCTTACGCTACCTTTTTTTCTCTTTCTTATCTTTTCCTCAAATGCTTCTGCTGGCTGGGCTTGCTCTTCAACTAGTCTTTATCCAGCTCAGTGCGCGGCCGCTGCTAACTCTCCTACAGCAGAGCAGTTTGCAGTTGTTTACCTTGCCGCATTCGACACTAGCGGTCTCTACAAAAATTACACTCCCGGCACCTGCATAGCAGATACGTCAACTAGAAAGACGTGCGCCTATACTTATACTCATGGCGGAACTCTCAAGAATGCTTCTTTTTCCGTTACTGGCTCAAATACGGTTAGTTGCGATGAGACTCTAGAGTCACGCGGTGCAGATTCATCCGCTATTAAATCAGCTAATAAATACTATATTTCTTGGTCTGTTTCATCCATAACTCAAGACATTTGTCACAATTCATGCTCCTACTTATCTTCCTCCGCCACTGTTAGTACTTGCTATCTAAATACAGGCTCTACTTCCTCTGGGTTTTGCAATTATGTTGTTGGTCTAAACTCGTCCAACTCTGCTTGCACTGGCGAAGTTGGTTACCAAGCGCCCTCCGTTGGTGACTCTCTGAATGTGACTACTCCACCTGATCCAGGCGGTGATCCAGGCGGAGGAGGGGATGGTGGTGACGGCGGCACAGGTGGAGGTTCGGGTGATGGCTCTGAACTTGGCTTTACTTCTCCTGGTCAGCTAGATACAAAACGTTTCATGAATGAAGGTAATGCTCCTAAATACAATGGTTTTGTATCAGGAATGAGTAGTAAATATGTCCAGTCTGCTTTTGGTCAATCAGTCGAGGGATTTCAGCGAGCTATTAATTCTGCTGGAGGAGGGACTTGTCCAATTGCATATATAACAATATTCTCCACCCCCATATTTTTTGATTCTCACTGCACTCTGTTTGAATCCATCGCCCCTATTTTGAGCGCTGTTTTTCTTGCTGCTTGGTCTTTATTGGCATTTCGCATTTTCATGTCTGCTTAATTTTGACTTGGGGTTTTTATGAGTGCTTTTGCCAAATGGTTGTTGAGTATCTTAGAACAGATATTGGATTTTATTGTTGAAGTTCCTTTAGCTATTGCGGGTTGGCTTTGGGATGCTGTACTGAGCCTCATAGGGTCTAGCTTTATCATTGGTCTTATCGATAATGCTGGTCAGATATTTTCTCAAATTTCTCCTTCCGTTTGGTATTTCATGGCAATTATGAAAATCCCTTTCGGAATAACTGTTGTGACTAGCGCTTACGTCTTGCGTTTTCTTGTCCGTCGCATTCCGTTTATTGGGTGATTTATGGCTATTCATGCTTATGTTGGTAAACCTGGACACGGCAAAAGCTACGGGGTCGTAGAGCACGTTGTAATACCGTCGCTGAAACAAGATAGGCATGTTGTAACGAATATTCCTTTATCTATTGATGACCTATTGGCTGCTTTTGGTGGGGAAATCACTCAACTACCGCTTGACTGGTATGAGCGTCCTGACCTTTCTGAGCTATTTCCTAACGGCTGTGTTGCCATCATCGACGAATGCTGGAGGCGATGGCCTGCGGGGCAGAATGCAAACCACGCTAATCCTGTAGACAAAGCCCTATTGGCAGAGCACAGGCACCGCGTGGATGAAAAAAACCACTCTATGCGTGTTGTCCTGGTCACGCAGGACTTAGCGCAGATTTCCTCCTGGGTGCGTCTTCTTGTTGAAACCACTTATCGGATTAGGAAATTCAGCAAAAAGGTATTTAAGGTTGATATCTATAATGGTGGTGTTACTGGTGACTCTCCGTCGAAATCCAAACTTATCAGGACTACTCCAGGCACCTTTAAAAAAGAGATTTTTTCCTTCTATAGTTCCGCAACTCAATCTGCTTCGGGCGGTGTAGGTGATGAAACATCTGCTGATGGCAGATCTAGTGTTATGCGGTCATTTGGTATTTGGGCAACCTTTGGAACATTGATTATTTGCGTGCTTTCGGGCATTTGGGGCATTAAACATTTCTTCTTTACAACAAAAGCTCCCGCCACCCTTAATCAGCATCACGTTGAAATAACATCAAAACAAGCGGTTACGCCTTTAGAACCTCCAATTTCAACCACTTGGCGGCTTGTTGGCTTTGTGCATCCTTCAAAGCCTGATCCATCTTCAAGGGTTGTATCCGAGGCTCTTGCTTTGATTGCTGACAATAATGGGAACACTCGATACATTTCTTTCTCTCACTGTCGCTATTTTCCTGACTTTACCGAAGCTTATTGTGTAGTTGACGGCTATAAGATTACTAATTGGTCATTAAAAAAACCCAATCCAATTACAGGTGGATTAATTGGGGGAGGTCTTTAGCGTAGCGCTAAGACCGCGCCCAATGAATCAACCACCTACCTGGACTCATGCCATGAATATCTTTAATTCTCTGCGCCGTTTTTATGTTGCTGTATTCCTGTCCTTCTTTGTTTCCTTGTCCCAGGCGGAAACTGCTCCTCAACAACTGACGTTTGATTTTCAGACTATTCCGGTTTCATCCGCTTTGCAGCTTTTGGCTGATTACCGTGGTTTGAATCTTGTGCTAGACGAAAACATTCGCGGTTCACTTTCTATGCGAATGAAAGATGTAAGCTGGGATGAAGCTATCGAATATGTAACATCGACCAAAGGGCTTTTATACGCTGTCGAAGGTAATTTTCTTCGCGTCAGCGGTTATCCACGTCCAGGTGATGCATATTCGGCAAGTTCATACGGTACTGGGCAAGACCAGCCAATTCAAACCAATCCATCTTTTGGCGGAAACTCATTCGATGTTTCAATTTTTAAGGTACATAACATTTTGGCTTCAGATGCTATAAAAGCATTTCCGCTCGATCCTGGAGAGACTTTAAACTTTGAAGACGGTTCTTCGATCATCGTTGCCAGAATGAGCAAGTCGCGTTTAGAGCAGCTCAAAACGTTGATTACCGCGGTTGATTACTCTAGAAAGCAAGTGATGATCCAGGCTCGTATCGTCGAGGTTGATCGCTCTTATTCCAAGAACCTGGGCGTCCAATGGGGTGGCACTGTAGGCAGCGGTGCCGGAACTGTTTCAGGCTCTGTACCACTTGGCTTTGCCTCTGGTGCGATAGGTGCTGTCGGCATTGTTTCAAGTGCTTTGACGCTCGATGCCAGGCTTTCAGCGATGGAGCAGGAGGGCAGGGGCAGGGTGATTTCCAGCCCTCGCGTTTACACCTCTGACCGTCATCAAGCCAAAATTGTTAAAGGGTCTGAGGTTCCTTATCAGCAATCGGCCGGCGATGGTGCAACCTCCACATCGTTCAAGCAGGCCGCCTTGTCGCTCGACGTGACTCCGATAGTTAACGGTAAAGGAGTGCTGCTGGATGTCATTCTTTCAAAAGATGAGCCTGATTATTCTAATGCCATGAATGGCGTTCCTCCGATCAACACGACCTCGCTGACTTCACGGGTTTTTTCGTCTTTCGGCCAGACTATCGCTCTGGGCGGTGTTTATTCTGACCTGGACACCACTGTTGTTAGAAGCGTGCCATTTTTTGGCAAGATCCCTGGCTTTAAATGGTTGTTTACCAGTAGCTCGACCGTATCAACCAGTACGGAGCTTGTGCTTTTCCTGACACCTGTCTTGGTCGAATAGATATAACTAAACTAAATAGTCATTTAGTTTAGTTATAATAATTAGCTATTAACGGAGGAGGGTAGCGCATTAAATGAACTAGGGGTCGTTCATCCTTGGTCGCTATCTTCCAAGCATGTGCGTTATCTTGCAAAGCTGCAGCAGACACGTGTAATCGGTAACAAGCCACGTAAATCAAGGGCTCCAGCGTTGCGAAGCTCCTGGCTTTGGTGTCTAAGAACTGAACAAAAATGAGTGAAAGGACTGTTGTAATGACAAATTTGTCGCCCTGGATGGTTGAAAGCGCTTATCGCTATTTGAAGGCTGCGAAGCACCTTAGACGTGGCCATGACATGCTGGACATTGCGCAGATCAATGCTGCAATTGGCATGGAAATCCTGCTGAAAAGCTTCGTGTCAAAGCCCAATGGCAACCTTGGCCAAGTCAATGAAACTTACGAACTGGACATGGGCGCAATAAAAACTGCGCATGAGCATTTGAAAGCGACAGACAGAATCCCGGCTTATCGGAAAGACAGAGGCCCTAACAAGCACGATTTGCTTACGTTGTTTCATGCGATACCTGAACCGATCAGGCAACGTATTCGGCTTGATCGTCACGAGCATTGGATCGAGAAGGATCGGGAAGTTTTTACCAATGCGCGTTATCGATATGAAGCCGGTGCTCCTGGAGGTTACGACGATATTTTGATCGGTGTCTTGGACGAACTGATTGAGGACGTTGTGCACTGGTATCGTGAGCTGGGCAGCAAAGATGTGTTCATCGTGTGTTACGGAATGACGCCGGCCGATTTTCAGCCCAAGCTAGGCAAGGAGCCTAAACCGTCATGAGCCTGGCTTCAAATCTGACCGCCAGAGCCCCCCAGCCCCTCATAGGACGGTTCGCATAAT